GGATATTATCTAAATTATAAACACTTTTTTAAAAACTCAGATATTTATAATAAAACTATTTATGGATAATTTAAACAAAATAGATAATTTCTTAAACAACAACTCAAAGGTTGGTGAAGAAGTTTGCGATTTAAACTCAGGTGTTTGTTATATAAAAACAGCTGATGGTTTAATAGAAAGAAAAATAATTGAAAAAAAATTAATAGTTGAGGACGGAAGAGAGCTTTTAAGAGAAGAAACCCCAATAAGCCATACAAAAAGAGAATTTTTAAGATGAGTAAGAAATTAAAAAATTTATTAGAAAGTGAAATTAAACGTTTTAATACAATCATAGCCTATCAAAATAATTTAGGTTTAGATGAAGTTTCATACAGATTCTATAATGAAGTTGATGATGTTAGCGGAGGTGAACCACCATTAACTGACACAGAAGCACCAGTTGATGCTACCGAAGAACCTATTGACGGAACAGAAGCACCTGTTGATGGTGCTGAAGAACAACCAGTTGATAATATGGACACACAAGTTGATCCTGTAGCTGAAGTACCACCAACTGAAGATGAGGAAGTTACTGAAGTTGATGTTACCGATTTAGTTAATGATACGAATGAGATTAAAACAAAAATAGGTGCAATTGAAGGTGGCTTGAGTAAAATTGATGGTATTATAAGTAAAGTTGACAATATTGAAAACGGTTTATCCAAAATGGATTCACTTATTGGTAAAATGGAAGCTTTAGCAAAACAGGTTGAATTAATGAGACCACCAACAGAGGAAGAAAGAAGAAAAGCATTGGCTAATGATTCTTATCCTTTTAGCGTAACACTAGATCAATATAATTCTGGTGTTAATAATGTTAAAACACAAACAGATTTAGAACAAAAATCTAAAATGTCTATGTTAGATAATATAATGAGTGATTATAGCGATAGTACAGTTAAAGATAGCTTTGTTGTACAACAAGATAACCCTTTTAATAATTTATAAATCAAATGAATCAAAGTCAAGTTTTTAGGATAAAAGCCACATCTGGGCAAACAATTAGCGTAAGCACACTAGAGGCTGCGGATACTGGGTACACATATAATATTCACACGGCAATTTTTTTAGGTGCAAATAGTGACACAAGTGCGGTTGTTATGGATGGTATTTCAATGACAATGGGTGGATCAACTGTTTATAATCAAACAACTATTAATACAATAGCAATTACTACAAGTACACATGGTGTATTATTAATTGGTGTTAAAACTAGAAGAACATTATTTAACTAAAAATTTTTATTTTTTTATCAGGTACTTGACTTTTTAAAAATTAATGTTTAATATTGTACCATAATCAAAATTTATAAATTATGGACTTTAAAAACACAGATTGGAACAAAGCCGTTCAAAACACACTGGCTGATTACGAAAAAGCGAAAACTTCCGCTACATTCACAGAAAGAAAAGAAGTTGATTTACGTAAATATTTTACGTTAGCATTACCAGAAGGTAAAAATTCAGGTGAGTTAGTATTTAGAATTATGCCAATATCCATCGATGAGGATGGTGTACCAAGATGGTATGAAACTGCCAAATTTCACAACCTTAAAATTGGTAAAAAATGGACAAAACTTTATGATCCAGAACAAGATGGTGAAGAATCACCACTTAACCTAATGTACAGAACTTTAATTAAAAGTACTGAAAAAGAAGACAAAACTTTAGCAAACAGCTACAAATCACGTGATTTTTATATCGTTAGAGGTATCGAGCGTGGTAAAGAACACGAGGGTGTTAAATTTTGGAGATTCCCTAAACCAAATGATGGTTCGGGTATAATGGATAAAATTGCACCAATGATCAAAAGATTAAATGAAAAAAATCCTGGTTCAGGTGCTTTCTATAATCCAAATTCGACAGGTCGCGACCTAGTAATTAATATTGTTAGAGATTTATCTAAAGGTTACACAAAAGTATCTCAAATTATGTTTGATGAACCAAATGCACTTAGCGATGACCCTAATTTGGTTAACGAGTGGTTAAACGATCCATTAACTTGGAAAGAATTATACAAGAAAAAACCTTTGGAGTATTTGGAAATTGTTGCGCAAGGTGGTGAACCTATTTGGGATAGCGAATCTAAGAAATTTATCGCTAAAGCAGATGATTATCAAGTGCCAACACATGCTGCTCCATCACAATCAAATACGTACAAGGAGCCAACCGACATAATGTCTAATAACGATGATAGCGAACCTATCAGTATTGACACTGAAGATTTACCATTTTAATCGTAAATCTTATTATAACATGGGGTATTAATTTATACCCCATTTTTTTTTAATTAAAAATTTAAAACAAATATATGGCAGTAAAGAAAAAAGAATTTTCTTTTGATGATTTCAAAAAGAAAATGAGTACAACTACAAAATACAAACCAGATTTATTCCTATCATGTGGTGAAGCTTTTTTAGAAGCATCTGGTATTCCAGGCCCTTGCATGGGTCACATTAATATGTTATTAGGTCACACTAATACTGGAAAAACAAGTGCTTTAATATCAGCGGCTGTTGATGCTCAAAGAAAAGGTATATTACCAATTTTCTTAATAACAGAAAAAAAATGGAGTTTTGATCATTGCCAATTAATGGGAATGGATATCACAAAATCTGATGATGGCGAATGGGAAGGTTTTTTCTTATATCGTGATGATTTTAATTATATCGAACAAGTAACCGATTATATTAATGAAATTTTAGATAAACAAGACAAAGGTGAGTTACCATACGATGTTTGTTTCTTCTGGGATTCTGTTGGTTCAGTTCCATGTAAAATGACTTGGGAAGGTAAAGGTGGTAAACAACATACCGCTGGTGTTTTAGCTGAAAAAATCAACATGGGTATTAATCAAAGAATTAATAATACAAGAAAAGAAACGTCACCTTATTTAGCAGGTCTTGTTGTATGTAATTTACCATGGGTTAAACTACCAGACTCACCAATGGGTCAACCAAAAATGAAACCAAAGGGCGGCGAAGCAATTTATCAAGCGGCTACATTAGTATTTAGATTTGGTAATGAAGCTGATGGTGGTATTTCTAAAATTGATGCTACTAAAAATGGTAGAAAAATCAACTTCGCTACTAGAACAAAAGTAACAGTTGATAAAAACCACATAAACGGTTTAGGTTATGCTGATTCACAAATTATTGTAACACCACATAAATTCATTACTAGTGATAAAAGAGATGATAAAGCTGCTTTGGATGCTTACAAAAAAGAAACAGCGGCTTATTGGGCTGAAAAAATTGGTGATACAACATTTGAATTAGAAGAATATGAAATTAAACAGAAGATTGCGTACTCAGACGAAGATTAATTCATTATTAATTGATGGTGAGGCTTTGTTAAAACAAGGATTTCATGGTGCCAAACAAGTACAAACTAAAAATGGTAGTGTTGGCACCATTTTTCATTTTATAAATACGATAAAAAGATTTTACCAAGATTATGGTATTACTAAAGTTGTTGTATTCTGGGAAGGTGAAGATTCAAAAGCATATAGACAAGCTTATTATCCCTACTATAAACAAAATAGGAATGATAAAGTAACTATTGATCAAAAACATGATTTAGATAGACAAAGAATACGAATTAAACAGTATTTAGAAGAATTATTTATACGCCAGGTTGAGGTTGATGGTTGTGAAGCTGATGATTGCATCGCTTATTATGTTAAAAATTCACCAAACGAAAGTAAAACAATTTATACTAATGATCGTGATTTATTACAATTAATGGATGATGAAACTAAAGTTTTTTTACACGGTAAAAAAATAATGATCAATGTCGATAATTTTAAAAATTATTTTGATTATCATTTTGAAAATGTGGGTCTTATTAAAATGATAGCGGGTGATAGTTCTGATAATATCTCTGGTTTAGAGGGTATTGGTGAAGATAGTGTTTTAAAAATATTTCCAGAATTAAAAAAAGAAAAAAAGACATACGACTGGATATTACAACGCGTTGATGAATTATTAGAAAGTACACCTAAAAATAATAAATTAATTACAATCAAAGAGGGTAAAACAAAATGGGGTACATATGGTAATGATTATTTTGGTGTTATGAATAAAATTATAAATTTAAATGATTGTCCGAACGTTACTAGTGAGTCTAAAGAATTAATCGATGAAATGATTAATGACTCATTATCACCTGAAGGTCGTGGTGGTATAAACGTAATAATGGAAATGATGAAAGAAGATCAGTTGGTGACTTTTTTACCAAAATACGATGACGCTTTTTTTACATTTTGGTCTAGTTTTATTACCATA